GTGGAGGATTATAGCGGGGCAGCAATCCATCAGCTTGCCACGGAAGCCGAAGCCACGTTCACGTTTGATCTGACAAAACAGCAAATGGACAACTTCCTCATGGAGGTATTCAACATCAAAAAGATGGCGCTTGACATGGTGCGCGAGCGGGGACACGGCAGGATCGCACATCTTGCGACACGCGCACGGAAGCGCAAGACACGAAAGAAGAACCTGCACAGGGCTTTCAGAATCCCTGAAAAGGAGGAATGGCAATGGTAACAGGCCGTGTATGGCTGACTGGTGGAGGAACGATCAGGATACAGGCAAATGACATGCTGTCGGCGCTGAAGGAAGCAACGGATACATACGGCGGCAAGATCAAGCGAATGACAATGAAAACGGTGGAGGAAGGTGAAGAAGATGGCGGGTGTGGCATGGGTGAAGATCACCACGGACATGTTCGACAACCGGAAGATCAAGCATCTTCGGCGGCTTCCTGACGGGAACAACATCGTCCTGATCTGGGTGATGCTGCTGACGATGGCTGGGCGGTGCAATGCCGGGGGGATGATCTTCTTGACGGAGAACATCCCCTACACCCCGAAGATGCTTGCGGATGAACTGGACTTTGAGGAAAACACGGTCAAGCTGGCCTTGCAGGCGCTGGAACAGTTCCAGATGATCGTGACGGACGGGGAACGTTTCAGAATCGCAGGATGGGAAGAGTATCAGAACATCGAAGGGCTGGATCGGATCAGGGAGCAGACCCGGAAAAGGGTTGCTGCGCACAGGGAAAGGCAGGCGCAAAAAGCCCTTCCCGAAGGTAACGCTACATGTAACGTTACAGTAACGCCCGGTAACGCAACAGAAGAAGAAAGAGAAGAAGATATAGATATAAGAAATAAGAATGATAATATGGGCGATCCTGCGGATGCGCCGGAAAGGAAACGATATGCAAGAAAGCCTTTCATCCCTCCCACGGTGGAGGAAGTCAGGGCGTACTGCACAGAACGGGGGAACAGCGTTGACCCTGAAGCGTTCGTGGACTTCTACGCATCGAAGGGCTGGATGATCGGCAAGAACAAAATGAAGGACTGGAAGGCCGCTGTCCGGACATGGGAACAGGGCGATAAACGAAAGGGCGTGAAGGCAAATGGAGGGAATCGGAAACCTATTGAAGACACAACTGCCGGAAGGGTTGGGACATGGCTGTGAAATCCCTGCTGATCCGAAGGCAAGGGAACAGCAGAAGGCGGACATGTACAACGCCAGCGTGGGCAGTCTGAATGAGGAAGACGGATATGATTGCAGCATCTGCAAGAACAAAGGCTATGTCGCAGTCGTGACACAGAATGAGCAATTCGGCTATTACATGGAATCTATGCTGAATTGCAGGTGCAACAGGATCAGGAATGCGATCAGGCGCTTGAACCGCTCCGGCTTGAAGACACGGGTGAAGGCTTGCACCTTTGAACGCTACGAAGCGCAGGATGCATGGCAGAAGACGATCAAGGAAACGGCGCAGCGCTTCACATACAGCCACGAAGGGGAATGGTTCTTCATCGGCGGTCAGAGCGGTGCAGGCAAGACCCACATCTGCACAGCGGCGGCGATTGCGAAGCTGAAGCAGGGCAAGGAACTGCGATACATGGAATGGCGGGAGGAAGTCCCGAAGATCAAGGCCAGCATCACGGATGCGGTACGATATGCCGACATGATGAAGGAACTGAAGGAAGCGGATGTGCTGTACATTGATGACCTGTTCAAGACGGGCAAGAATGCGGAAGGGGTTGCGGCACAGCCCACGGCGGCGGATGTCAACCTTGCATTCGAAATCATCAATTACAGGTACAACCAGCCGGAACTGATCACGATCATCAGCAGCGAACGGACGCTGACCGAATTGATGGAGATTGACGAAGCGATTGCAGGCCGGATTGCGGAAAGGTCGAAGGCGCAGGGCTTCTGCATCAACCTTAAACCGGATGCACAGAAGAACTGGCGCATGCGGGACTTGCTGGAACTATAAGAGAGGGTGAAACACAATGCGAATTGCATATGCTGTAATTGCTGTTTTCATATTCATCACGGGCATGGCTTGGGCGTACAAAACATCCCCTGATTCGATATGTGGAAATGATGCCTTCTGGGTTGCAGTTGCCATAGTGGCAGCGGGAGCAATGGCGGGTGGAGATTAAGGAGGACGGATTGCAATGCGAATTATCGGTCATGGGTGTGACGGCGATCTCAATCTTACAAGCGTAATAGTTGAAGAAGATGGGCGGGAATATTGGCTTGAAATTGTCCGGCATGGGCGATGGATTTGCGATGGAAGTAAACACGGATCGCTCGGCGGTATGTGTTCGCAGTGCTATTGGTTTTGTAAAATCGCAAAATACTACGAATACTGCCCACATTGCGGCGCGAAGATGGACGGAAAGGAAGGATGAAGAATGGCAGAATTCGGACTGAATCGGAACGGTTCAGGCTATTATGACGAAACGGCATACAAGGCATTCATGGGCATGGCGAAGGCGGGTGACATCTGGACAACCTTTGACGGGCGGGAAGAAGTGCTGATCCTGAAGAATCAGGGGACGCTTTGCAACTGCCTGTCACTGACGGACAAGGCCAGTGATGCACGGTGCATTGAGGTTGACGGCGCAGGTTACACGAACCCCGGCATGGTGAAGTATCTGTTCAATCAGCGGCTGGGGCGCTTCGTGCGAAAGATTCCTGATGACGAGTTCGCGCAGATCAGGGAAGCGGTGGAGGATGCATTGGGCTTCCGCAAGCCGGAAGTAAAGATTGACAAGAGGGCAATCGCCCACGAACTGCTGGACATGATCCTTGACAGGGCAGGTGAATTGTGATGGATGCGAAGGAATATCTGAAGAGTATCAAAAGGGCGGACGCGATTATCAACGAAAAGCTGAAGGAATGTGATCAACTGCGGGGAATGCGGTACAAGATCACGCAGACGCTGAAGCCTGTGATGGTATCCGGTGGAGGGTCGCACGGGGGCTTCACGGATGCATCTGACAGGGTGATCGACCTTGAAAGGGAAATCGACAGGGAGGTTGACCGCTTTGTTGACCTGAAGCGGGAAGCGGGTGCGATGCTGGCGCAGCTTGAAAACCCGAAGCATTACACGGTGCTTCATCGGTATTACATCCAGTACGATTCGTTTGAGCAGATCGCGGTTGACATGAAGTTTACATACAGGAATATCTGCTATCTGCACGGACGGGCGTTGCAGGCGTTTCAGAAGGTGCTGGATCGGCACGGGGATTGACAGAAAGGAGAAAATATGTACACGATCAAAGACTTCCTGAATGGCGATATTGAAGTTCACATTCACACGCAGGAACAATGGAATGCGTTTCTTGACCACTGCACAAAACATGGCGTTGAATTTATCGGCGGCAATGAGGGCGCGAAAAGGTGGCCGCATTTATGGGACGATCATGGTGAGGTCATCTTATGCGGGAAAACAATTTACGATAAGAAGAGCTTGTGTTGGCTGCCGGAATATCGCAAGTGTACGCCCGGCATGAAGCGGGTGCATGTGACCGAACTGTTTCCCCCTGCGGTGGAGGAAACTGCAAAGAAACTGAACGAAGATGTGTGGGCGCAGTTGAATGCATTCGACTGGAAGCCTGTTCTTGAAGCTGAAAATAAACATGCACCGGAAGCGGTCAATTGCAGATGCTACGTTGAGACGGGCAAGCCCCCGAAACATCCCCGGTACAAGATCGTCATTGAATGCGCTGCAGACCACACCTTTGCATACATGTATGTTGACGATAATCTTGTCAAGATGGAATCAGCAAAGCGCAACCCGGCAGACAAGTTCAACTGGCGAATCGGTGCGCAGACGGCCTTCGATCGTCTGTGGAAGAAGAAAAAGAAGCATGTTGTTCAGGAGGTCAGGCGAAGGGCAAAGCCGGGGGAATGGGTGAAAGTTATCGAAGCAACGAATGATGATGCAAATGAATACAAAAACGGCGATGTGTTGCTGATTGTTCCGTATACGGGAAGTGTCTGCCCTGAACTTGCGCATTACAAGGACAGGGGTACGAAGTTTTTGTATGACAAAGAATATGTTGTCCTTGAAGGATACAAGCCGGAAACTTGACAACAAAAAAGGACGGTGGGATTTCCTGCCGTCCTTTGCGCTTTATTCGGTTTTGCGGCTGAATCTGTCCAGCAGCACGGACAAGACTTCGCAGCATGCGTTGCGCTGATCCTCTGTCAGGGTGTCAGGCAACATCCTTGCGAAGCGGATGTCTGCACGTCCGATGATGAAGTCTATGCTGACATCCAGTGCAATGCAGATAGACAGCAGGGTTTCAATGGAAGAAATACGGCTTCCCCGTTCGATGTGACCCATGAAAGATGCGGAAATCCCGGCCTGTTCTGCAAGGTCTTCCTGCGTCAGGTGCAGTTCCTTTCGCCGCTCCATGATCCGCTTGCCCATGCGGGTGTAGTCAATCATGTTTCCTCCGTGTATTCAAGGATGTCCCCCGGCTGACAGTTCAGCAAGCGGCAGATGGTGTCGATGTTTGAAGTGTGAACCATTTCCCCGCTGCGGAACTTCTGCAAAGTGGATTCGCTGAACAGCTTTTCCTTGCGGATGCGGTTCGTGTTAAAGCCTGTGTTTTTCAGGGCTTGAAGGATATCGAACTTGTACTTGATCGCCATTGAAAGCCCCTCCTTTCGACAGATATTGTAACACAGAAGTTACACGAAAACTAGTGTAAATATGCACAAAATATCACACGAAAGTTCGTGCATGCGGTCAATATACATTACACGAAAAATCGTGTATAATAAATAATGTCAGGAGGGCAGTGAAGCCCCGAAGAAAGGAAACAAGACAATGCAGAATGTTGAAGTGATCAAGCGCATGGAAGAAACCGCACAGATGATCCTGCGGCTTCCTGTTGAAGCACAGAATGAGTTTTATATCAACCTGCTGGATAGCGGCTTCACGAATGATGAAGTCACGAACCTGATGAAGTATGTGAGCCTGTATCGGATGTTCACGGATAACCGCTACCACAACGAAATGAAGCAGGCAGTTGCAACGATGCTGTGGAACACGTTCAACGAACAGAAAGGATGACCACCATGACCACGAAAGAAAAGCTGATCCTGATGCAGGACATCAAGCGCAAGAACGACATCGCGTGGAGCAAGTACGCGAAGCAGTCCCGTCCCGGCTGGACGTGGGACATGGAGGTCAGGAAGCCCTTCAGGCCGTTTGACAGCTTCGGCGGGATGTGCTTGCTGATGATCTGCGTTCCGGCGCTGCTGGTATTGTTCGTGATGATGGCAGCATAAAAAAACCGATCCCGGCAGGAAAACGGGGACGGATGGCGAATCAAAGCAACAACGACCATGAGAAAAGGAGAAAATACAATGGCAAAATGGGGTTTTATCGCAAGAGCAAGAGCTATTGAAGGCTATGATGAATATCGGTCTGGTCTGATGATTGCTGCCGATGATGAATACGAATTTGATATTGCAAAATCTATTGTGCGCGACATTCTCGCAAGGGCGAAGGTTCAATACATCAGCGCAAGAGAAACACCGCACGACTACCGTATAATCAAGCAATGCGAAAGGTTTTTAGACGATTTTACATAAAAGGACGGCTAAAGAGCCGCCCTTTTTTCTTGCTTATGCCCATTTCTTTTCACTAAATTTCATCATTTTTCAGTATTTTTCACTTGTTTTCACAGGGGGTATTGTGATATTGTTATGGTGAGCAATTGTAGGAAGCCTGACAGGAGTGACACGACTGACTTCTGTCGGGCTTTTTGCGTTCCCCGGATCGAAGGCTTGCGTTCAGGGCGCAGGGTGTTGATGTAGGTTCGGGCGAACGATTGGAGAGCAGGCGGGTTTATTCCCACGACTGGACGTTGAAGGGCAGCAACGTCCTTTTTGTATGCCTGCGGGATTATTCCTCCGCATGGCGGGGTGTGGGGGACGTGGACTGTGCAGCGTTGTCTGAGCGGCTGAAAGTGCTTGTTTGCTAAACAAGTGTGGAGCAATCCACCGAAGGTTCAAATCCTTCACGCTGCGCCAGAACCGAACCGGGATCGCGCGAGGTGCAAAGTTGCCTGCTTGCAGGTGGCCTACCTTCCCGGCAGGCGGATGCTGATTCCGATACTATCAGCCCATGTACAGCCGGAGTGCATGGCACATAGCGCCTGTGTATAGGGTGCATCCGGCAATTTAATATGCTGTCGTAGCACAATGGCAGTGCGGCGGAATGTATCCGTAATCTCAGGGTTCGAATCCCTGCGACAGCTTAACACGGGTGTTTAGGATAATGGTAGTCTGGCGGTCTCCAAATCCGCAGGTGATGGTTCGATTCCATCAACACTTGCCATAAGTCGAAAGTGAAAGAAGGTGAAGATCGTGGCAGGAATGACGGCAAAGCAACAGCGATTCTGTGATGAATATCTGATTGATCTGGACGGCACGAAAGCTGCGATCAGAGCCGGATATTCACAAAAAACAGCAGCGGCAATCGCATCCGAAAACCTTAGAAAACCTAAACTTCGCGAATATATCGCTGAACGGATGGCTGAAAAGGAAAAGGAACTGATTGCGGATCAGGATGAAGTGCTGAAATACCTGACATCCGTCCTGCGTGGACAGTCGCAATCAGAAGTGGTTGTGATCGTGTCCAGTGGTGACTTCACAACGGAAGCGCAGAAGGTGCAGAAAGCCCCGGACGAAAAGGAACGTCTGAAGGCCGCTGAACTGCTGGGCAAGCGATACGGCCTGTACACGTACAAGCATGAAGTGACTGGCTCTGTTCCGGTGGTGATCACTGGTGAAGACGAACTGGAAGACTAACAGAAAAAAGGTACATCTGCCTGAAATAGTTGGCAAGGGATACGGCACATTCTGGCGGTTCAAAGGCCGCTATCGGGTATGCAAGGGCAGTCGTGCTTCAAAGAAGAGTTCAACAACAGCGCTGGGGTACATTGAAGGCATCATCAAGTATCCGCAGGCGAATCTGCTTGTCATCCGCAAGACCGGACGCACACTGAAAGATTCCTGCTTCATGCAGTTGCAGTGGGCGGCAAGGCGGTTGGGTGTATATGAACATTGGGACTTCAAACTGAATCCGCTTGAAGCAACCTATCTGCCAACGGGTCAGAAGATATTCTTCCGTGGCCTTGATGATCCGCTGAAGGTCACGTCAATCACTGTCGATGTGGGCTGTCTGTGCTGGATGTGGATCGAAGAAGCGTATGAGATTATGAAGGAAGAAGACTTCGATGTGCTTGACGAATCCATCCGTGGTGAAGTACCTGAAGGACTGTACAAGCAGATCACGCTGACATTCAACCCGTGGAACGAAAAGCACTGGATCAAGAAACGCTTCTTTGATGCTCCACCTGATCCGGACATCCTTGCGATCACGACCAACTACATGTGCAACGAATTCCTTGATGCTGCTGACCTGAGAGTGTTCGAAAAGATGCGCAAGAACAACCCCCGGCGCTATGCTGTTGCAGGTCTGGGCGGTTGGGGTATCGTGGACGGCCTTGTCTACGAGAACTGGAAGGAAGAAGACTTCGACCACACGTCAGCAGAGTTCAAGAAAGCACATCCGAAGCTGGTATCTGCATTCGGCATTGACTTCGGCTATACGAACGACCCATCCACGCTGTTTTGCGGCCTGCTTGATAAGGACGCGAAGCAGCTTTTTGTGTTCGATGAAATGTACCAGACGGGCATGTCGAACAGGGCGATCTCCGACACAATCAAGGGGATGGGATACGGCAAGGAACACATCACGGCGGACAGCGCTGAACCGAAGTCGATTGACGAATTGAAGTCATTGGGGCTGCGGGTCAAGGCTGCTGCAAAGGGCAAGGACAGCATCCAGAACGGTATCCAGTGGATTCAGGACTTGCAGATCATCATCCATCCGCGATGCGTGAACTTTCTGACGGAGATCAGCAACTACACATGGGACAAAGACAAGTTCGGCACGAAGCTGAACCGTCCCATTGATGACTTCAATCATCTGATGGACGCAATGAGGTACGCCTTGGAGAAGTACATCACCGATGATAAATGGCTTCATTGATTTGGAAGGGGTGGTGCAAGATATGAGTGAGATCAAGCAGATCAGTCGCGCAAAGGTGGACTTATCAAAGCCGCTGAAGCCGGAAACCTACAACGGTGTACATGCACTGTATGACAACGGGGCTACGCTGGTCACGGAGGTTTACCGGAACGGGGAAGCGGTGGACTTGACCGGGTGCGAAGCCGTTGCATATTTCACGAATGCAGCAGGGAAGACACAAAACCTGACAGGCAAGATTGACGGAAACACGATCACGGTATTTCTGAACACTTATGCGCTGGACGTGTGCGGACGATTCACGGTTGCAATCCAACTGCAGAAAGAGAACATCCGGCAGACAGTGCGCTTGATGCGTGGGTATCTGTATGAAACTGTTGCGGCAGATCATTGGATGGGCGCTGTGTTCAAGGGCTCGGTGCAGACGGGCGCGAATGAGGTTACGCTGAGGTTCACACCAAACACTGCGGATCTGTTGATTATGTGGGAAGTGTTTGAGATCGTGAATGGGGAGTACGTCAATCAGGGCATTGCGTATAGTTCGTATGACGATGGGAAATACACATGGGAAGCTGTGCTGTACGATGTAGAAGCAGGCGATCATGAATACTGTCTGCGCGGCACACGGGAAAATCTGGTGGGCGAATACACGAAAAGTGTGAATGTGTATGTGGAATAAGCAGCACCACTGCAAAACAGTGACCGATGAAAGGACGGAATGATTATGGCTATCAAGATTTTTGCGCAGGAAGGCGTACTTGACAACAGCCCTCAGCCCCATTTTGAACTGGTGAACATCCTTGCTGACAGCGAGGGTGACATCACGGCATTGGGTGCGGAAGTATGCAACGGAAAAACTACAGTGAAACCCCTCCCCGGTTCTCTCGCCTACACTGCAGACCTGAGCGTAGGCTACATGCTCAGCCCTTCGGGCGTGTGGACGAAGTTCAGGGGGTGATGATATGGTCGGAAAAGATCTGATTATGGCTACCCTGTTCGGGGGAGGTTCTTCTTCCTCCGGCTCTGGCGGGGGCGGGTCGGGTGGCTCTGCTGGTGGCTGGCCTGAAGTGCCTGATGACGGCGCGACGTATCTGTATATTTCGCTTGCGGAAGGACGTACCAGCCCCATGCTGGGCGTGGGTGTCAATGGCACGGTGACGGTTGACTGGGGAGATGGCACAGAGCCGGATGTGCTGACGGGAACGAGTACCAGCACGACCAAGTGGACACCGAATCACGCCTACGCCGCACCGGGCGATTATGTCATCCGTCTGGCACTGGACGGGGAGATGAAACTTCGGGGGGGTAGCCAACAAAATAGCCCGTCATGTATATTGCGGCATGCGTCGGGTAGCGATGAAAGAAATCGTGCTTATGCAAGTATGGTTCACAAGGTAAAGATCGGCAACGGCGTGACTGCGATCGACGACTATGCGTTCTATTACTGCTACGCTCTCAAGTCGGTGGCTATCCCAGACAGTGTGACAAGTATCGGGGAAAGGGCGTTCTATGCTTGTTATTCCCTCGCATCAGTAACCATCCCAGACAGTGTGACAAGTATCGGTGAAACCGCATTCAGCAACTGCAACGCGCTCGCATCAGTGACCATCCAAGGCAACGCCAGCATCGGGGATAAAGCGTTTTATCCATGTTACGGTGTGGCATACTACGACTTCACCGCCTACACCACTGTCCCAACTTTGCCAAGTACCTCCGTATTCATCGGCATCCCCGCCGACTGCGAAATCCGCGTCCCCGCTGCGCTCTATGACGAATGGATTGCGGCGACCAACTGGGCGACCTACGCCGCGAAAATCAAGGCATATTAAGGAGGTGCGACCATGATTATCACCGAAACCGTAACCATCCGCAACCGTGACTTCATCCGCACCTACTCCGACGAGGGCCGCTATGTGGTGCGTGACGGCGTGTCCTACTCCGAAGCCGTCGACCCCATCGGCACTGGTCGTGTGTACACGGAGGGCGACATCATTCCGGAGGAAGTCACCGACATGACCGAGGTCGAAGCCAAGGCTGCGGCCTACGACATCCTTGTAGGGGAGGCGGAGTAAATGAGCGAGTACATCAAAAAGGCGCGTAAGCTGCGCCCGATCATCGTGCAGGCATCTGCTTCCCTTGACGATGCGTCTGCCAGCAATGCGGCGGAGCTTTTCCCTGCGCTGAAGCAGGATGGTTCTCTCGTCCCTGCTGGCACCCGCATCAACTGGCACGGCATCATCAAGCGCGCCGCCAATGACCTGTGGGACACGAAGCAGAACAACCCCGACAATGCCCCTGCGCTGTGGGAGGCCATCGCATACCGTGAGGGATACCGAATCATCCCGGCTGTCATCACGGCTGGCACGGCCTTTGCGAAGGGTGAGTGCGGCTGGTGGGGCGATGCGCTGTACAAGTCCCTGATTGATGCGAACGTCTACACCCCGGAAGCCTATCCGGCAGGGTGGGAAATAGAACATTGACACAGGGGGACGGTGAAAGCCGTTCCTCTTTCCTATGCAACGAAGAAAGGTGGTGAATGCATATGCTGACAGCAGAGCAGATCAGAACATTCATCGAAGCAGACAAGGCCAGTCCGCGAAAGCAGCAGGCGCAGGTCGGTGATCGGTACTACAACGCACAGCATGACATCCTGAAGAAACGCATCTTCTTCATCAATGCGGACGGTCAGCTTCAGGAAGACCCGACAAAAAGCAACATCAAGAAACCGCATCCGTTCTTCCGGGAGAATGTGGATCAGACGGTGCAATACCTGATGTCCTCAGATGAAGCGATCATCCGCAGTGATGATCCTGACCTACAAAACGAACTGGATGAACGCTTCAATGACAACGAAGCGTTCCAGATGGAACTGCGGGAAATGCTGACGGGCGTTTGTGCAAAGGGCTTTGAGTACGCATACACCTACAAGGATGCAAACGGCAAAAGCACCTTCGAATGCGCGGACAGTCTGGGCGTTGTAGAAGTCCGCAAGCACGAAACGGAAGACAACTGCGAATACATCATTTACTGGTTCGTTGACCGCATCGACAAGGACGGGCGCAGTATCAAGAAGATTCAGGTGTGGGACGAACATCAGGTGCAGTTCTTCTGCCAGATTGATGACGGGGACATCACGGAAGACGATTCGGAAGAGATCAACCCCCGTCCGCATGTGGTGTACAAGTCCACGAAGGAAGGGGACGGCAAGCGGTATCATCACGGCGGGTATGGGTTCATTCCC